AAAATAGAAAAAAATATGAAAGAAGCTATGAAGCACTTAATAGCTTTAACACAAGAAAAAGAAGAACTATTCTATAAAATACTCGAAGAGAATGGAGGACACATAGCTAATGCTTGCAAACAAATAGGAATATCAAGAAATACTTATAACAATCAATTTAATAGAAATCCTTCCTTTGGCAATAGATGCAATAAAATAATTACAAAAATGAAGTTGTCAAAAGTAAAAAACAAACCCCCTAAAATAATTATAAAAAAAGAAGCTGAAAAGACTGGTAGACCAACAATGATGACACCTGAAACAATAAAAAAATTAAAAGAAGCTTTCTCACAAGGTTTTAGTATTGATAATGCTTGCATATGGGCAGAAATATCAAAACCAACATTTTATAGCTACTGCGATAAGGAAGAAGGTTTTCTTGACTATTGCAAGACTTTACAAAAAAAACCATTAATAAAATCAATAGTTGTAATCAACAAAGCCTTGAATGAAGGCGATGTTTCAACGGCAAAATGGTATGCCGAAAGAAAGGCAAAAGAAGAATTTAGTTTAAAAACAGAAACAGAACACTCTGGCGAGATTAAGTCAAAAGTTGTTTATATAGAAAAAGAAGAAAAAGAAGAATATGAAACACACATAAATGATACAATAAATAATGCAGATTAAAAACCCTCAATATTTCGGTCAGCTACTACATAAAAAAGGTTTTGAAACTTGGTTTTTGTATATGTTTAGATTAATTGAAAATAGAAGATTTATAAAAGAAGCATTGCACCCTAAGTTATTACAAGCTTACCAAGATGTTTATGATTTAAAAGAAAAAAGGCTAAATATAAATGTTTGCCCTAGATCAGCTAAAACAACCCTAGCTAAATACTTTATAGCTTATACATTAGCTATCAACCCTAAAAGCAATTTTATCTATACTAGCTACTCGCAGGCTTTATTGAATGATATAGCAAGAGATTTAACAAATATTTTAATAAACCCAATTTATGTGGCTATGTATGATAATGGCATTAAAGAAGAGAAAGAAGAGGTAAATGCTATTGATGACTTTTGGCAGGCATACATAAAAGAAGAGACTGGCAAGGCTACTTTTTCAAGTAGAAAAATAACAACCGCCGAAGGTGGTGTAATATTATTTTCATCAGTCGGATCGCAAATTACTGGGTTTGGTTCTGGCATTAGAGGAGCTAAACAATTTTCAGGCTGTCTTTTACAAGATGATTTAAATAAACCATCCGACATTTACTCACAAGTTCGCCGAAATAAAGTTAAAACCTATTTTGAAGAGACTTTATTAAGTAGACTTAATGATAGCAGTGTGCCAATTATTAATATACAACAAAGGTTGCATCTTGAAGACATCTCGGGCTTTTTATTAGATAAGTATAAATTTAACCTGCTAAAATTACCACTTGTTGACAATGGAGTTTGCCAATTACCATCACAATACACAGTTGATAGGTTGGAAGAGTTGCAAAAAAATGAGTTTATGTTTTTATCACAATATCAACAAAGCCCAATTTTATCAAGCGGTGCTTTATTTAAAAGAGATTGCTTTATTTTCACTAGCAATTTGCCTAACAAATATGATTATACTTTTATGACTGCCGATTTGGCTTATAAAGATAAACAACATAATGATTTTACTTGTTTTAGTTATTGGGGAGTATTAGAAAAAAAGCTTTATTTAATAGATGTAAAAAGAAAAAAAATTAATTCGGTTGAAATTGATAATTGGATTAGACCTTGGATAATGCCAAAAATACAATATGGCTTTCGTTATATATGGATTGAGGATAAAGCACACGGAACTTATTTATTACAACAATATAGAAAAGATGGCTTGCCTGTGCCAAGTGAAACAATGATTAAACAAACTTTGCCAAGAGATGGTGATAAAGTTATGCGAGCAAACAATATAATCCCTTGTTTAAATTCTACCTCACCTAATGTTATTATGAATAACACTATTGATAACTTTAACGATATAATCGAGGAGTTGCTTTCATTTAATCAATCTGCACATGATGATTTTGTTGACACTTTAATTGATGCTTGTAAAATTGCATTATTTTCAAAAAAAGAATTTTATGCTTTTTAATCTTATTCATAGTTTTTTCTAATGACTTTTTAATTAAAAAAACTAATTTTTATTTAAAAAAATTTTTATCAAAATGTTATTCTTTAAAAAAAAACAAGAAAAAAAAAGCTACGGAATGCAAGATTGGTTTGCATTTAACTTTCTCAAACAAGAATATAGCTCAAACAGTAATGCTAGTGCATTTATTAATTATTTTTATGATGCTTGTCCTGTCTTTACAGCAACTAATTTAATCACGGATTCAATAAGCTCTATTGATATTGTTTTAAAAAACAAAAAAACTGGCGACTTTATATATAAACATAAAGCCCTTGATATTTTAAAAAACCCTAACCCCTTTACTGATTCCCAGTTATTTATTAAAGAGATCGCAAGTTATTATTTATTAACTGGCAATGCTTATATTAACATAATCGGCGAAGCTCAGCCAATTGAAATAAATACTATTAAGCCAACAGATATAGCAATTTTAGCTGGTAATGATGGTTATATGGGGGAATACACTTTGTCAACCGCTATTAACTCTACAACATATACAAGAGATGGCAAAAAAAGATTTATTGATGCAAAAAAAAATGAACTAATACATCTACGGTCTTTTAACCCTAAATTCTCATCAACAAATTTAGTTGGTTGCAGTGCTTTTGTAGGTTGTCAACTGGAAATCTCCCAATTTGTTTCAGCCTCGATCCATAATTATTCTTTGCTTAAAAATGGTGCAAGACCAAGTGGAATGATTACTTACAAAGGCACGAATGAACTGCAACCAGAACAAATTGATAGAGTGAAGCAACTAATGAAAGAAAGGTTATCAGGTGCAAAAAATGCTGGTGAATTAGCTTTTTTAGGAGGCGATTTTGATTGGAAGCAATTATCGGAATCAATGAAAGATATGGACTTCCCAAAGCTTAAACAATCAGTCAACGAAGCGATCTACAATGCTTTAAAAATACCGCTACCAATGATTAGTTCGCAGAATATGACATTTTCTAACTTGGATGCCGCTAAATATGCTTACTACGATAATGCGGTTTTGCCAATTCTAAAAAGAATATTAAATTTTTTATCGACTAAATTATTAACAAGATATACTGGAACGGAAGAGCTAGAATATTATTTTGACGAATCGGCAATTGAGCCTTTGGAAGCAAGAAAATTTGAGAATGCTATTATGGCAAGTAAAATAGGGATTTTAAGCGACAATGAGATAAGAGGGATGATTGGATACGAAGCAATAAGCGGTGGCGATGTAATATACAAGCCAGCAAATCAAGTGCCAGTTGGTCAAGATATAAACACGGCGGATAATAGAGACGAGCCTATGGCTAAAAGCGAATTTATTAAGATAATGAAAGATCAACAAAAGCAAGATGGTGGCAAGTTTTATACTGATGATTATATCGAATTAAAAGCAAAAGAGTTTTATGGAAATTGATGTTCGCAAAAGAAAATTAGAAGCCAATGCAATACCTAAAATTAAAGGCATATTTAAAAATATGGCAAATGATGCGGAAAGTATTTATCGTAAAAATGGCAATATCAATTCTAATGAGTTGGCAAATAATTATTACCCAGAGTTCCTAAAAGAAGTTAGGGATATAATGCGAAAAACAATAAAAGAATTTGGTTTTTCTTTACGAGAAGACTTGCAACAAAAAGGATTAAATTTTGGCATTGATTTCGAAGTAAAAGAGATCACAGATCCAAAAGTAAAAGACAAGTTAAAAGAGATTAATACACAATTCCAAGATTCAGCTACTTTCTTTGTTTCCAACGAAAGTGAAAGGCAAGCAAAATATATAGCTGAAACGAATGCAAAAGAAATATTATTGGCAATATCGCAAGAAGAGATTAAATTCAATAGTCAAAAGGCTTTGCCCGAATGGATCATTATTGCAAGAAATATTAAAATTAACTTACTTGATAAAAGCGAAGCAAGAACTCAATTAATCGCCTCACAAGTTGTTGGCTTGACTGAAAGCTGGACTAGGCAAGAAGAAGGTGAACTTATTAATGAAGTGCAATTAGAGATCGACGGCAAGCCAATTGAAGTGCTTAAAACTTGGGTAGCTTTACTTGATAAAAGAACTAGAATAACACATGCACAAGCTGATTTTCAACAAGTAAATGTTGATGATAATTTTTTAATTGGCGGTAGTGTTGCAAAATTCCCAAGAGATCCTAACTTGCCAGCCGAGGAGTCAATTAACTGTCGATGTATCGCAGATTATTCTAATAAGTTTGGTAAAAAATCGTTTGAAGCAAAAGCAAGTGAAACATTTAAGCCAACCGAAGAAATGGCAAAAGTAGGCGAAAGAGCATTAGAATGGAGGCAAAAATACGGAAGAGGCGGAACGGCTGTTGGAGTAGCAAGAGCAAATCAATTAAAAAATAGAGAAAATTTAACATTGTCAACAGTTAAAAGAATGTATTCTTTTTTTTCTAGGCATGGTAATTACCGCTCAACTTTTTATGAGTTTAGAGATGGCGAACCCACCACTTGGAGAATCGCTTGGGATTTATGGGGTGGTGATGCAGGCAGAACTTGGTCTACTAATATTTGGGAAAAATATAAAGATAAGTAAATTATTTTTCTTGCTTTAATTCCAAAAACTCCCTTTCTAGCTCATATA